TTATAAAATTAATATTAGAAATTGGAGATAATTTTATTGTATTGAATAACATGGTCTGGAAGAGAATTGGCTTTTCATACTATGATCGACTTTTGAAGAAACGAGATTGAAAAATTAGGTCGGATTATATATACGGTATTCGCTCCAAAGTTAACCGGCTCTGCCTTATTTTTTTTATGTTTTTAGTTGGTATATTCTTGTAAGTCAATTGTTTATATTGTTTCACTAATATACAAAAGTGAAACAAATGTACTTTTGCCCTTTGTTTTGCCTATTCTTTTGTTTTTGATACTCTTTTGAAATAATTACAAATTTATCCTTTTGTGTATGTGATTTGTTCCCGTTCCTTTTTGCATCCAGGTAACAACATCCCACGCGTATATGTGTGCACATGTGTGTATGTGTGTCACGATTTGCCTTAATAAGTAACCACGCACACACGCGCACGTGTTGGGGTGATTATTTTATTGATTATCAATTGTTTATAGACGGTATTCTTTGTTGCATATTTATATATTGCTGAATATCAGATGTTTATAAATTATTTTAGTCTTAAAATGAAAGTTTTTGCTTATTTATTTGCGTACTTCAAATAAGTGTTATATCTTTGCAACGTCAAGTTAAGATAACGGCTACTTGATAAAGTGTTTACTTTCCGTTTTGGTTTTTATCTGTAAACCTACAAAAAGCGAAAACCGCAAACAGATACGAGATAATAAACGTAATTAATAACCGTAAAAACAAGAAGTAAGAAACGGACAAAAGAAAGTAGTACATAAAAGCAAAAGGAGTGCGAAAGCGAAAGCAAAAGCGCACGCCCAGACATGAAACGGGATGTTTTGTGAACGGGGAAAGAATGCACCTGACTGTAATGCTCAGTTATTAAAGAGGGTTATGCAAACCGTCGTTAGCCCCAGGTGTGTCCATACGTTAAAACTACGCAACCGCTGTGATAGCGTTATGAGTTTAGCAAGTTGTACGTAACAAGCGCGTAGTATGCCTAAAATGTGCATAAGTTATACCCTCGCCAGTGTGGACGTGAGGAAAAAGGGAAAAGTGTAAACTTTGTGCCATAGTTGTGCCCAGTTGCCGACTGCATACCGAAAAACGGATGTTTACACAAAGGTGTGAAAATCTGCCCCTAATGCGAACTGAGAAAGATATATGCCCTTGCGTATATATGTAATCACCAACGCAACGCAGCCCTAACAGTGAAGAAGTGTATGCCAAAAGTGTGCTTTAACGGTAACGATGGAAATTACCTACCACATAGGCGAAAGCGTATGTAAAAAGCTGCAATTCAATCGGTTTGGTTGCAGTTGGTGAGCACTCATACACAGGGCGCACGGCTCCGTTGCGCTGTTAGTGACGGGCAAAAAGTTGTACATAGAGTGTGCTGGATAGGTGAATGTCCAGTATGCTCTGATTGGGCTTTAACGCAATCGAAAGCGTGTAAACGTTTTCGGTGGTGCGTTCCTATTTTGGTAGGTCGGGGTTCGATTCCCCGATTGCCTACAATGCGCTATTGCAGAAAATTCCTAAAAAACAGTAATCATGGGAACAATTAGTAGGTATAACAGTGTACAATTTGAGAACTTAAACGCAAATGAGTTGGTAGGCGTAACTTTGGTGTATAAGAGTGTAAACCGTGACGGAGAAACGCATTATTCAGGACTGAATTTTGCCGGTGATGAATACACGCCAAAGGATAAGACACAGGACGAGATTTTCCGCGTGTGGAAGAATGTGGTAGCTACGTTCTGGACTGTGAAGGCGGTGGAAGCTGGGCTGCGTGAAGATAATGGTGGTATTGCATCCAAATTGCGTAGCGGTACACCGGCTGAAATCATAGTGCGTACAAGTGATTGCAAAGTGTCAAAGAAGTGGGATGTTGAGGGAAGTGTATGGAGCCGTATTGGTTTGGTGCCTACAAAGAAAGACCTGGATTGTGCAGCGCGTGATTTTAAGAAGAAAATCCATGCTGCTACAAAAGCGTCTTTCGATGCTCTGAAATTCCGTTTGAACTTTGAAGAAGTAGCCGCAAAAGCTGCTGACTATTATGAAATCTTGGGTGTGAAGCATGATGCTACGGAAGCGGAAATTAAAGCTGCATACAAACAAGCTGCTAAATCTGCTCATCCTGATGCCGGTGGTTCCAATGAAAAGATGCAAGAGGTAAATGCAGCATGGGAAGTGCTGGGAAATGCTCAAAAGCGTGCGGAATATGATGCGCGAATGGCTGCATAAATAAAAACTGGTAAGTTATAACATATATAGCACGTCTGGAGGTGAATACAGGCGTGCTATTTCTATGGGTAAAACGAACGTGGAAGCGTAGCGTGCAAGAAGTGCGAGTCTTTGTTACCCACTTTAATTGTGGCATGTACTTTTGAGTGCGTGCCATTTTTGTGTCTGATTGTAAACCTTTAAAATATAAAGCATGAAACGAGCAAGAATCCAAAGAACGAGCGTAAAAGTTATTTCTACCTCTTGTGCAAGTATGACATTCTATTTGCCTAAATCTCAAAATGTTACCGTGAAACGGAAAACTGTGTATGATTTATTTAAAGCGTAAATCTATGAAGAAGTATGTTGTGGTATATAAGCGGAAAAAGTATATCAAAGTAGCTACTGCAATTGGTAGTAAATTTTATAGAATCTTGGTAGTTATATGCCTGTTGTTTTCCTGTATTGCGATAAATGCCAAAACTATAAGGGTATTTACAGGAAACATACAGCGCGTGGAGAAGACTGTGAGGATAGATGGAAACACTTACTTCCTAACATTGAAAGATGGTACCATGTACCAACTAGAGGATGAGAAGCAATATAGTATTGTATTGGAGAGTTGGAAATATTTCAAGTTTATAATGATTGATGTGAAAGATAATGGTAAAAAAGAATGATATAGCCAGTTTCTTCTACTATATGTGGAATTGCTGGGATGAGCACGAATGTGCTGTTGCTTTTGAAAAAGCCGAATGTGGATGGAGACATTTATGGAACAAGTGGCGTGAATATAATAGTCAAAATGGTCATTATGGAGCGGTAGAAGAATTTTTTGCCAATTTGGATGACAGGAATCAGAACTTACTCGTAGAGCGTGCACTGGAAATGTACAGCGGTAAAAAACGTATCAAATGAAAAAGATATTCAAAGTAATCGTGGGATGTGTTATTGTTATACTAACATTAAAAGCCTGCCGCTTGAATTATGTGTGCGATGTAGTTGATAGCATCCCAAAAGAAATCCGAGAGCGCATAATTACAGAGCACCCAGAATGCGCCAATATTGATTTGTTGGTGAAATTCTGGGAGACTAAAGGAGATTCCCTTGTTTCTGAAATTGCTAAGGAACAAATATATGACTGTGAACTTACCGAGTATTTGAAACTCCATCCTGAAGAGAACAATTAATATCAAGACAATAATGGAAACAAAAGTGTGTAAAGAATGTGGTCAGAGTTTGCCCAAATCAAATTTTTCTAAGAACAAGGCAACCAAAGATGGGTTGGCAAACTATTGTAAGAAGTGTGACAAAGAAAGAAGACGCAAATCCAGTGGGGGCATAACTCAACAAGGAGTAAAAGCTACTCTGAAAATGTCTGACTTTGATGACAACATGTTGTTTGCTGAATTGCGTAGACGTGGATACACTGGAGAATTACGTTATTCCAAAGTAGTAAATATATAGGTATGTACACAAGTTATGGCTGGGAATTGACTAATTTTTTGCAGGGACAAGATGAGGAATATCTGCTTGAAGTGTTAACGGAAAATTACAGACGTTTGAGAGATGTGCCAGATCATCTTATTGTGACATTGCTTGAATACCGTGGTTATACTGGAAGATTGATAAAAAGTGAAAATTAAAATAAAGAAGTATGATACCAGAAATTATCGAACAAATGCGCAAAGAGTTATACGATACTAAATTGTGCATCTCTGATTTCGAGAAGTATGATTTGAAAACTCTTGAAAAGACCAATGAGCCATTTTTTTGGTTAGTGCGCACACACGGAACACATTTGTGTTTTATTGGCCCCAGTGTAGAAAGTCTTTTTTTCGTCAGAAAGTAACCGGTTTGCAATTATGAAAGATTCTCATGCTATTATCGCAAGTATTGTTTATTGGGACGATTTGGACTATAATAAGTATTTTTATTGGGATGGAGCACAGCTTCAGAAAGTATCCAAGGATAAGGTTATTTCAATATTCAATAATATTTGGGGAAGCCGGATACATCAACTTTCCATTCAATACCCTGAAGAGTATGCAGCCATAAACAAACCATTGGAATTAAAAATGTCCCCAGAAATATCAGAGCGTGTAAAAGAGGTCAAAAATATTGCTTCGGAATTGCAAGATTCAAGTTTTGAAGATTGCTTGAAAAGTCTACAAAAATGGGTGAGATTTGCCGTTAACCAACATATTGAAATATATGGTGATTTTGCGAAAAATAGCTTTGGATTCTCTGAGGTGGTAAATGGCAAACGCAAAATTTGCGGCGGGATAATTATGTCCCCAAATGCGACTGAAAGACGTTGGAGTATTCATACATAAAACTGTTGTAATATGAAGTATTCAGTAAATCCTAATCTCAATGCTGTTATGAATAGTATTGAGAAACTATTGTTATCCAAAGGAAAGGATAAGCAAGAGAGTATTCAAATTATTAAGAGGTATATAAAATCATTTCCTAAAGAACCGGATTATAACTTGGCACAACATGGAGGTATGCTTGTTTCCCCTTATGATGTGAGAGAATTGAATATTAAATGCGGTTATAGTGCTGTTGTTCAGAACAGAATCTCTGATGGGAGAGTCTGGAATGAATACTTGCTGCGGGTAGGAAGAGTTGCTAAGGAACTTTTAAAAGCAAACGAACTATGAAAGTTATATCAGAAATTTCACTTCGAGATTTCAAATTTTGGAGTGGGGTGAGGATCGGGCAAAGAACTGTACCGATGAACAACTGGATAAAATTGAATCCATAATGGAGAGTGCTGCTCCTGAAAGTGGTTGGACCGATGATGACATAAATAATTTCTTTTGGTTTGACTTTGATACAATTGCAGACTGGCTTGGATACAAGGATGGAGAACATTTTGATGCAGGCGTTAACGAAGATGATGTGAAAGAAGCGCAAGATTGGTTTGATGGTATCACAGACACCGAAGATATGATTAATATAGCCAGCCTTGACAGAGAAGACTATATTTCTACAGATGAAGATGGGGAAGAAGAATTCGATGAAGATCTTGTTTACTATGACTTTTCAAATTGGTGGAACAATATGGATGATATTGAACAAGTGAAAGAGTATCGTAAGCACGAGTAAAGTGTTATGGTAGAAATCCGGGTTCGATTCCCGGAACACTACATATATTAGTTGTTTCCATGTGTGTTGTTCGACATGTTTTTGTTTGAAGGGTGGCGCGATCAGAATGTTATTGTTCTGGTTGCGCCTTTTCCTTTAAAGTTAAAGCGAGTTAATATTCAAAAAGTGGACAACTATGGACACCATCAAAAAACTATTCGATAATAAAAAACAAAAGGAAATATGCAAAAGGAATTGTTAGAAATAGAATTTCGTTATCATGACAGACCGATAGGTAGCTGCCCAGCTACTTCTTGTAGTAAGACAATTGCCATAGGTATATTTGATACTTTGGAAGAAGCAGTCAAGGCAGGTAATGAAGCGTTGAAGGTGTTGTCAGAACATTTCCAAGTAAGAGTAGATGATCGCTTTAAAGTTCGTGGTTTGTTTGGCACTCCAGATAGGCTTGTAACAAATTGTTGTTATACAACTAAAGGGATTGCATATTTTGCAAAAATTACTCCTCTAAAATTTGAAGATCTCTCTGAAACTATAGCAGAGACATTTAAAGCATACGATAGATACAGACAATATAGACGTGAACAAGAAAACGATGAATAATATGGATGTAATAGTCTTAAATCACAAAAACAAAGTGTTCTTGCAGGTACAGCATGTGGATATTGGTAGTTCTATTGATTTGCATTTTCCAAACGAAAATCAATCATTGGACGCTTTTCAGAAACTTCGTGAAATAGGTGTAAGATGTTTCCATGCTGGCAAAAATGCTCCTTGTGGAGCTTCCGTAATGATGTATTCTTATGGTAATGATAATCTTCAACTTCAGATAAAATAGTAATGTCAACAGCCAAAGAATATGCACTTAAATATGTAGGTAGAGAAGGGGTTATCAATAATTGGGATTGTACCATAATTGGATATAACCTCACGTATAATCTGGTTATAGTTGCTTTCCATGATAACAAACATGGTTGGCATGATTTCCATGATAATGACGTAATACTGGTTAACAAAATAAGTTACACCAATTATGGATATGTTAATTGCGAAAGAATATGGCTATTTTAAAACATAAAGACCAAATGGAAGAAAAGAAGTATATAAATATTGACAATATGGCGATACGCCTTTGTCAAATTCTCAAAGATGCACGTGAAAGCATGGTTGATGATAAAAATAAGGATTTTGTCATGGAGAACTTTTCGGATAAGTATCTGGAAGATAAGAGCAATGAAATGGCTTGGCAGTTTAATTCTGATATGAAGAAATACCTGCATAATCCGGACCATAGGATCTGTGGTAATTTTAATAACATTGATTATGACTATCCTTATCATATTTATGGAGAGGTTACATACGACACACCTCTTGTAAATGCCATGATCGCTAGATTAGATGCCGGTGAAGACAGCGAACAAACTAATGAGGACCGGGACTTTCTTGTTGACTGGTTCTTTGAGACCTTTGGTACACATGGAATATCTTATAATTTCCAGTCAGATATATCTGAGTGCCTTTATATGGAGTTTGAAAACCAACAATCTTAAATCTATAAAGCGATGATACTAAATATAGTAAAAAATGGTACTGATTCTTCGAGCATTTTAGAATGCGTGAGAAAAACTTTCAATAACTCAAAGGTAAGTATTAAAACAGACTATGAAGTATCTGTTGATATTGAAGTAGTTGGCGAGGGTGGACTGCACAGTTTGGAAGGACTAAAAGAACTGGAAGATTATTTTAGAGACTATGATATCAGGATTTGGTAATTTTAAGTGGTCAAGAAATGAACGGAGAACAGATAATACCGCCAATTACTGATCCATTAGGGAAACATTGGCAACAACCTCACAGAAGATTTATTGAATTGGACGATACCCATGCACTTATGAGTGAACAAACGTTTAAGGGACTGAAAGAATATTCGACTTCAATACCTACAGGAAGATACGAAGGTAAAATGTGGAAAGGATTTATAAAAGGGGAATGGTATCTTGTATGGCTTGCCCCTGACACAAATCACAACTTACTTCGTATAGAAAAAAGGATAATATTAATAGTATAAAACAAATAAGATATGAGTAAAATAGATTTGAACGCCCTCCGTGATGGGGCATATAAAACCGCTTGTGAGCACGGCTTCCACGATCAAGAATTGAGTAACGAACATTGTTTTTGCCTTGTAATATCCGAACTCATGAAAGCTGTTGAAGCTGATAGAAAAGGTAAACGAGCCAATGTTGATCGGTATAATAAGAAGATTGCTAACAGCCGCATTTGTCAAGGATTAGACCCAGACATTCCCAAAGAGCGTGGTTATGAAGTCGCATACAATGAAAATATAAAAGGCTCAATTGAGGAAGAGTTAGCCGATGCTGTAATCCGCTTGCTTGACCTTGCAGGACTTCGAGGAATAAGCCTTGAACTTGCCAACGGGGATATTGATGACTGTATTGAAGATATGGCAGAAGCCTGTAAAGACGAAACTTTCACCGAATCAATCTATTTCATCTCTACACTTCCTGTTAGGTATGACGGAATATTTGATTTTCCTACAGCCGTGAATGATATGATACTATCAATCTTCGGGCTTGCCAAGTATTTAGATATAGACCTGCTTTGGCACATCGAGCAGAAAATGAAGTATAACCAACTTCGTGAGAAGATGCATGGGAAGAAATATTAACCCTCAAAACGGTGCAAAAATGAATATGATATTATTTGAAAATCCACCTACTGTCTATTTTGAGAGAGTAGAAGACTATGAAGAGAAATCGACTCCGTGGAGACGGGTTCCTCCTGCATATAAAGGTTCGTCCACTAAAAGTGGGCGCAATAAGAAACAAATAAGAAGAGATCGTAAACGCAATAAGAAAAGATAGTTATGCCGCATTTAAGTTCAATGGAAAATCGAAAGCTTTATAGAATTGTAATTGATGTCCAGTACGGAGATATGCTGGACGAATGTAATAAACTATACGATGGTAAAGAGTATGGTACTGTTTTTACTGATGCTAATGGAGATGCTGTTATTGACTATCTGAAACAATGGGATAGTGATGAATGGACTGATAATGATATTCGCTGTGAAGAACCAAGGTGGGTGAGTAATGGCACTGATTCCGTACATCAAAAGGATGGATACATCCTTATTTACAACTCAACTATTGGTGGTGTATATATGCTGTATCGTGAAGCAAATGATGCTGAAATAGAATGGTATAACAACAATTGATATGTATGAAAAATGAAACAAAAATAACTTAATCAGGGCAGTTTTCATAAACCAGTTTAGGTGCATTTCCTCTGGTTTATGAAAATAAAATTAGAAAGATTGATTATGAGAAACGATATAATATTCAAACGTTCCGTCCAATTTCGGGACGAAAATAAAAACAGTTGGACTGTAGATTTTGAGGTTTATAAGGAAGAATCTACTCGTATAAACCGTGAAACATTGCAAAAATTTAAACAAAGTTTCAGTGTTTCGGTATGTGGGGCTGGAGGTATGGGTGTCGGGCAATGCTACGATCATATAATTCCCCGTACAGAAGGACAAAAGAAACTTCTGGAATTTTGGAACAAATATCATCTAGGTGGTATGTCTGGCGGTACGATTCGTCAAGATGAATATTTAAACGGCGAGCAATATGTTAACGACTACAATTACTTTGTGGAGTTGTTTAAAACATATAATGAGCATTACCGTGAACAGTTTGATGATATTTCTTTTCAGATTCTTGTTAAGAATTTTAACATTAGTGACGCGGCTATAATACAGGTGAGAAATGTGCTTTATGAGAAAATGAGGAATAATCCCATTCAATATATCCTTGGATTGTCAAACCAATACTTCCATACATCTTCAGACTACAACGTGAAATGTTTCTTTCTTGCTATAAAAGGCTTATATGTAGATAATGGATATAAATATGGTAATGGTTGGTTATACAGTCCGCTTCCAGATAATATTGAAGAGATCATAAATAATATTTGTGACCTTGTTGAAGAAGAAGAAACTGCGTTAACAGAAGAACTGGAAGCAGTTTTTGACATGGGTGAAAAAGGGTTTGTTGCCACAGAAGAAATTATCCAGCAAGTAATGGATTTACGTGAATGTGACGAAGATGAAGCAAAACGCTTCGTAGCTTTGGGAGTACATTTGGGATGTACATTCGGTGATTTGAATGATACATTTGAAGAATGTTCCTATGGTGAACAACTATACTGTGCAAATGGTATTGATTATTATATTGGCACGGAAGATGAACTGACCAATATAGCTAGTGATAGAGTACATAATGATGATGAATACGCGTATTTATGGCGTGAAGCTGTGGCGGCTCAAAGAACTACTGATTCGTTGAGTGATTGGTTGGATTCAATCATAAGTGAGGATGGTTGGTGCTCGGTACTTAATTCTTGGGATGGACGGTATGAAGAATATAAGATTGCTGAGGAATATATTTGTGTTTGTAGGTCATAAATTGTCATGGAATACATGCCTGTTACGGACAAGGTGAAATCAGTGGCAATAAACGATGATTAATATGGGACATAAAAAGACGATTGATTATTGGAGACACCCAACCAAAAGGGAAATCAAGTTCGGTGAGGGAGCTATTCATTGGTTAACAGTGGATATTGAGAAAGTTCAGAAGTCGGACGGAAGTTTGAAGAAATGGTTTATTCATACAGACGGACTAAGGTACAATCGACCATAGTTAAAGTGATGTCTGTAAAGCAAAGGCTGTTCTAACAAAATAGAGCAGCCTTTTGTGTTAAACAATGGTTAAAGTGGACAACTATTCACACCATATAAAACTATAAAATCTATTCACATTAAAACAGTAACAAATATGCCATTGAGAATTGAGAATATCAAGTTGGCAGGAACCAAATTTGATGGTCGCGCTAAGTTGTCACCAGAACAACGCCAGGCTATTCAGATTTTGGCCCGTGAAGGATATAGCCAAAGAAGACTGGCCGCTATGTTCAATGTTAGTAAGCGGCTTATACAATCTATACTATCTCCTCCTGTTCGCAAGCACTCTAAACAATATCCAACAGAATATTGGACAGAGTTAAAACGGAAGTATCGAAAAAAGAAAATTGATTTATATAAAAATGGAAAGATCAAGTTTAATAACAAGTTGAAAAATAAATGAAACGCAAGCGTATCAAGTATGTAGCTAACATTGATTTTGGCTATCGTTCAATTACTGATGCAAAGCAACATATAAAAATATTCTTGAAATCGCTTCTTTCGCAAATAGGTTTACACCCAGGAATAGACTATATCGTAACAGCTAATCATTTGCGAATTAGACATGTG